ACATATTCGGTGTAGGATTGAATGCAATGTCGGGGCTAAATTCGCCTTCCACATTTGGGTAGGTTTCAATCCGAGTAAAGGACGGGTACAAGTTGTCCTCAAACATCGCATCGAACTGCTTGGTGAAATTGACGAACCCTTCCTTGGGTAGCATCATGTCATCCTCGAAGTAGGCCACCCAGTCAAAGTGCTGGTACACATCTGCAATCCTGTGGCGGTGTTTGCTGGTTAATTCCCAAGGGTGTCCCATGCTTGTATGTGCATGGAAGGTAACGGGAAGGTGAGCAAGTTCTTGGGCCGCTTGGGGGTCGTTGGTGTCCACGAAGATTTCAGCCTGCACGGGGTAGGACTTGATGGCCTCAATGACCTTAATCAAATTCTCCACCCTGTTGGGGTGGTGGTGGTAGGCGATGTTGGCGAGCAGTTTCATGGTCCTTAGAATGTGATGACAAACTTACTTGGGTCGGGCCAACCTGGGTTGGGGTCGTAAACGGTCATTCCTTCCCGCTTCCCAATCCAATGCTCCCCCTGGTAGCGGTGTTCTCGGAGCGGTTCGCCAAGTTCCCGCACATGGCTTGACTTGGCCCACCAAAAGTTCCCTGCGAAATAGGGATAACCGTCGGGGTTGTTTTGGTCCGCTATTTGGGGGAACTGCTCGGTAGTCAGCCAATGCGTTCCAACGCAGTCCACTTTCTCCAGTTCCGCAAGAGAGCGTTCCCATGCGACGATGTTAAAAAACACCATAGACCTGCACCACATCTGCTTCACAAGCGACGGGTCAGCGGACCCCTTCGTATGCCCGTAGAGGTAGGCCGCATCCTCGGTTTGGCTCGCTCGGTACATCTCGGTCAGCGTGGCTTGCTCCCATGCGTTCGTGCGGGTCACAACTATTCTAATCTTTGCCGCCACGAGCGAGTTGTCCAAGATTTCCTTGACCACCTTCCGCTGGTCTGGTGGACCGACGATGCCGACACGGATTTCGTCGAGTTGTTCAATCAGCCCGTAATTGCACAGGGCCATCATGTGTTGGTGCATGATGAGTTGCCATTGCCCGCCGCCGCCGCAATAAATGTGGTAGTAGTGGATGAGTTTCATTGGGTGCTTGTTGGTAGTTTGGGCATTGGGGTCCAATATATAATTTCTTCGGCAGGACAAAATTCGTCGGATGTGTCAAAAAACCATTTAACTTGTTCTTTGCCAGCAGGGCCAACTTTAGCCCACCAAGAAAATGCAATCTTGTTGCTACTCTTAGGAATGACCACTATTACCGCCTCGTATTCTTTCGGCATTCGTTCTTTACAGGCTATCCATTTCATTGCATAAGGAGGGTTAAGATGCAGCCGATAAACACCAAGGCCAGCACGACCCGACCGATGGCCAAGGCGAGGTCAAGGAGGGATTCGAGGTTCATTTCAATAGGAGGGTCAAGAGTTGGGCGATTGCTAAAACCGAAATAATGTTTCCCGCTATGATTAGCAACCAACCGACAACCCGCCCAACGATAAGCAGGATATCAATGAGGTATTCTCGGTTCATGGTGGTAAAGTTACACCACCAAGTACTTTCCCGAGTTGCTGACCGCCAATTTGTTGAGGGCCACATAGCGGAGCGCATCGCAGGCGTGGTTATACGAATCAATCGGGACCCCCGTGTCCTTCCCGTCCTTGTCGGTGGCCCATGTGTACGAGCGGAGTTCTTTTATCAGGTTGACCGAATCCTTGGTCACATGAAGGTTGAACCGCTTGACCACATCTATCCCCTGCCTGACCGAATCTGGTCCCTTGGATGCGGGTTTGATATTGAATCCGAGCCGATAGATTTCCTCGATGCTCTTGGGTTCTGCTGAATCCGCCACAATCTCCCAAGCACGGGTGATGCCGAACTCCTTCAAGCGGGTGGCGATGTCGCTATTGGTCAAGCCCCGATGGTAGAGCAACTCATGCACAAACAGGTCATCACCCCTGCGGTACACGGCGACCAAGGCCGTCGGGTCGTTGCTGAACCCCCAGTCAAGCCCGTAGGCGACGAATTTCATCGTGGATGGGTCTATACCCTCAACCACCGTGTAATCCCCGTATATCGCACCCTGTAGCGTCCCAACCTGCCCCAACCCGTACACCTTCCACCAGTTGGCCCAGTAGGCCGAATGCTCCGCTTTGGCTCGGTTTAGTTCTATATCGTTCCGAATCGTATCAGGAAGCGCTTCGTTGTCTTGGTAAGTCAGGATGAGAAACTCCGCATCCCCTTCGGGGAGGACCTCGGTGTGCGCCCAAAATTCGTGGGTGGGGTTGAAGTCGATGTAAATCTCCTGACTGGTACGAATCGCCAACTGATAGTACGAATCGAAGTCGATGTTGTTCGCTTCGTTTATGTAGAGGACCTGCCGCCTTGCCCCACGGAGGCGGGCTTCCGAATCAGCGGAAAAGAACTCAATGGTGGACCCGTTGGCGAAGTTGTACTGTAGCAGGGTCTTGTTCCAGCGGTCGGGAACCCACCTGTGCGTCCATTGCATAATCTTGGCGAAGTCCTTAATGGCCCCCCTCCGCAGGTGAGGGACGGATTCGCTGACAACCGAAATCTCCGACTTGGGGTGTCGAGCGGCATGGTCAATGAGGACCGCAAGGATGCCGAATGTTTTGCTCGCACTTGTGCCGCCTTGTATAACCTTCTTCCGAGCGGTCATCGCCCGAATCTTCTTGATGGCGGTGGTGTACTTAAAGTCCATCGCCAAAAAGCGGCTGCTCGATGGTGATACTCGTTTCCTGCTTTTCCACCAACCCGTTCAAACGCTGGGTGATGGAGGGGTTGTAGATGCCCGCCATACCTCCCTTGATTTGGTCGGCTCGGATGGCTTCCTTTATGCGCTGGCAGATTGCGGTAAATTCTTCGTATGCTCCCCCTTTGTTGTTAAAATAGTCCCTCCCCCCATCAGCAATACCCTTGTCCCAAAGGTGCAATTTAAACCCCTCCATGGTCAATGGGGCTTCTTTTTCCCGAAAGACCTCCACGGCTTTGGGGCCAATCCAATCTTTTACAAGGATGGGTTGCTTCTTTGTATTGACGCAATACTCGCTGAAATCTTCCCAAAGTTCTTGGGGGTTCGCAAATACCCGTGGCCTTCCTGCTCCCATCAGTATTCTATTTTGTCAATGAGTTCGTCAATCTTGTCCACGATTTTCATCTTCACCGCAAAGGCGTTGGGCGAGTTGGAATCGTCCACCGCACCAATGCAGTCGCAGAGGGTCGTGATGACCATCATCAGCGAATCCATGCGGGCTTGGACTTGGGCCTCTTCGTTGGGGGCTTTAGTTGAGTTCGCCAAGTTCCCGTAGTTTATTTCGTGACCATCCGAGGGCCGCTTTGCCACCCCAAAGGAGATAGGAAATGTAGCCGCAGTCGCTGGTGCTGTCAGCCTTGTCGTAGTAGGTTTCCGCACGGGATAGGTAGGAGTGCATCCGTTTAACCGTTTCAAGGGAAATCCCCTCACCGCTGGCGAGTTGCTGCGCTCGGACCTTACCCGTCTGCGTAGCACATTTGTTGCCGTTCCGCTCGTTGAGTTCAATCCCCCGCTTGGCGTTATTGCGTACCCCTTCGCCGTAGTCGGCGTAGGTTTGGAACTGGTCACGGGTTGGGGTTGTTGATGGCATGGATAACGGTGTGGTGGTTGGCTTCGGCGAACTGGTCCGCCTCTTGGTAAATGTAGGTAAGGGCCGATTTTACGCAGTCAGCGCACCACCAATTCGTGTTCGGTCGTCCGTGGGCGACGAGGATGGTCTGCAAGTCATGGACCGCTTCGGGGGAGAGCCGCATGAACAGGGCGGCTTGGTACTGCTCCCAGTAATGGCGGTGTTTTTGAGCAGTGAGGTATTCCGCTTGGGTCATAATAGGGTCAGTTGCTTGGGTTGCTCCTGCACTTGTTTAGAGCGTGCTTCAATGCGTTTCTCGGATATGGCGATGTACTCGGCCTCCCGTTCAATCCCGATGTATTGGAAGCCCTCCAAGACCGCAGCGCATCCCGTGGAACCCGACCCGTTAAATGGGTCCAAGACGATTCCGTTGGGTGGGGTTACGAGGCGGCAGAGGTAGCGCATGAGGTCGGTGGGCTTGACGGTGGGGTGGTGGTTTTCGCCCCTATCCGCTTTACTTGCCTTGGCGCAGTAGAAGAAGCGGGCCGAATCTTTGAGCAGGTCGGTGGCTTCCTCGCTTCCATCGTGGATGAAGTTGGCGGGCCAGCGGCCACCTTCCACCCTTCCCCCGTCCACATTTATCGCCCCCGTCCCGTGTTGCAGGACATTCTCGGCCACCGTTCCAACCAGCGGTTTGCGGGCCACGGTTATCGGCTCCAAGGCAGGCTTTAGGGCAGTCCCCCAGCCTTGCCATTGCTTTGCGGCATCGGTGGCGGGGGCGGTGATGTTAAATTCGTGCTTTGTGGATTGCTCCAAACCCTGTGCCGAAACAGCGCAAGCGATGCTTTGCTTGGTTGTGTCAACCCCGACACGCTTCCCCACCACCTCCCGCTCGGCAAAATTCTTGCTTTCAACGCTGCGAATGTCTGCCTCTTTCTCCACCCATTCGGGAACTTCGCCAAGCAAATGACGACACGCCTCCAGGTGCTCACGGGTCATAATAGCGGGCTGACTTGCTGCGGTTGTATAATGTCCGCCCATGTTGGTTCCAGTCGCTTCGTCAATTTGTTTGGAGGTTATCCCCGTAGAACGAACCCACTCCGTAAACCTATATCGCCTCGCTTGTTGTTCTTCTGCTGCGTCCCTCTTATCAATCGCCTTGCTCACATCCAACGACTTCGGAAACCCCGACCCGTACACCCACGCAATCATATCCCGAATCTCAAAGCCCGCATCCTCAATCCTTACCGCCATGCGGTGCTGCGTCCTCGTCCCCGCAAAGGCCAGCAGATGACCCCCAGGCTTCAAGACCCGAAGGCACTCCACCCATACATCAACGCTTGGCACATCGTAGTCCCACTTCTTGCCCATGAATGACAAGCCATAGGGCGGGTCGGTAACGATTGAATCCACGCTGCAATCGGGCATGGACCGCAACACTTCAAGGCAATCGCCGTGGTGCAGTTGGTGGGTCATCGGTTGGTCAGTTGCAGGATGATAACGGTTAACCCCGCCGAGGCGAGGCCGTAAACAGGAGCGAGGACCCAACCGCAGGTGGACCATGTGAGGGCCACCGCCACCCAAAAGGTCAGGCAGGTGACGCAGGAGAACGGCTTGTGCCTTCCCAGCCAGGTCTTGTACCACCATTGGGGCAGGACACGGTACTCGGCGATTGCGAGGGCGGTGAGGGAACTAATCAGCAGGGGAAATATCAGCGTGTCCATGGGATTGAATGGCGGCCTTGATTTTGGCCTTGGCTTGGTCTATTGAGTAAATGATGCTGCGGTACGGGATGCCCGTGTCACGGGACAACTTCTTCATGTTGCCCGTCCGTAGGTGCAGGCGGAGCAGTTCCTTGTCGTAGGGGAACGCCCCGTCCTTTGCCCAGGTGTCCATCTCGGCTTCGGCGATGGCCCACAGGTCATCCATAAGGGAATCATATTCCGATTGGGGAATAGGGGAATCGGGGTCCAGTTCCTCCAGCAAGTCGTGGTGACGGTACTTTTGGGCAAACTGGTTGTTTTTTCCTCGGTAGAGGTTCAGCAGCAAACGCACCACATAGAACTTGAAATACCCCTGCGACTGGATTTGCAGAATCTTGGCGGGGTCTTTCTCCAATAGGATTAACACGCACTCTTGCTCCAAGTCCCGCCAAAGCGGGTCGCCTCCCGTGATGGTGAGGCAGGCTTTTCGGATTTCGCCCGTGCGGTAGAGGTCCAGTATCGTTTGTTCTGCTGACTGCATGCACAAAGATTGCAAAAAAAAGGGGTCAGCGGTTAGGCCGACCCCTTGGGCGTGATAGCGGTTTCGGGCTATTCGGTGGGCGGAAGTTGCAGAGTGTCAGTGATATAAGCCCCCTCTGCCGTCTGCAAGTACTCTTGGGCGTTGTTGAAAACTTGCCTCCGAAGGTAGCGGAGTTGGGGCTTGGCCTTGCAGTCGTTGTGGAAGGATTCCAAGTTGATGATTATCGTGGAGTAGTGGCGGTTGAGTTCCTTCCCGATAGCCATGAAGGTGAATAGGTACTCGTTGTAGGCAATGTCGGCCACGATGTTGCGAGCGATGACACAGGGCCGTTCCCGTGACGAAGACCGCACCTGGTCGGGCGTGATGCCGAATATAGCGGCGGTGGTGTCAACGAGGTGGTGAATGAGGGCTGGGGTCATTTGCTGGGGGGT